CATAGCCAGTTACAGCAATCGCTGTGGGATAGCTGCCAGCTACTGCCTGGCAGCTCCTGGTAGCAACATCCTTGGACTGTATGGAAACCAATTAGCAGTTGGCAGCGGCACCAGTTTTGCAGCCCCCATGGTCAGCGGCGGTGTGGCGCTGTTAGAACAGCTGTGGCCCTATCTAAGCGGGCAGCAGATCGTGAGCATACTGCTGCGCACGGCCAACAAGACTGGTATCTATGCCAACAGCAGCATCTATGGCCAGGGCATGATGAACCTCAATGCAGCCACAGCGCCGGTTGGTACCGTGGTGGTCCCCACTGGCGCCACAGTAGCTGGAAACGCTGTGCCTCTGACACAGAGTGGTCTCAGCTTGCCCGCGGCATTTGGTAAGATTGACACGCTGGGCACGGGCATGATGGTGCTGGATGACTACGGTCGAGCCTATAGCGTGAGCATGAACAACATGGTTGGTTCAGCTGCCAGCTGGGTCAACATGGAAGTGCAGATGGCACGCTTTGGTGCCGAGCAGAACATCACAGAGCTGCCAGGAGGCTGGCGTCTGGGATTGCTAGACGATGTCAACTTAGTTGAACGCAAGACAGCACCCATGGCAGTACCAGGGCAGGGTAACCCGTACCTCAGCATGGGCATGGATCCCAAGCTGGTGGTCCACACGCCTGGCATGACCACATGGTTTAGCACGCATGCCTACACTGCGGCTGATGATCAATCTCTGCTGGGGCCCACGGCACAGCCCAGCATAGTGGGTGGGCTGGTCCGCTACAGTGACCTGCAGCTAGGCATGGTACACGAAAGCAATAGCATATATGGTCAGCAGGTGGCTGCGGGCAGCAGCATGGCCACTGGCGCTGATACAACATTCGTAGCCTACGACCATAGCTGGGCACTGGGGCAAGGTTATGTGTTGGATCTTGGTGCCAGCCTTGGTTACAGCAGATTGACCGGAGTCAATCAGTTGGTCAGCAGCATCACTGACATTACATTGGCTAGCGGTTCTCTGGGCATCAGCAAGGCAGCTGTGTTCACAGAGGCTGACCAGCTGGGCATGGTAATCAGCATACCAAATCACACGGTGAGCGGCAGCGCAGCATTTGATCTCCCGGTAAGCCGCGATGTTGACGGCAACATCACCTACCAAGACCAAAAGCTGAATCTGGTAGGTACGGGCACTGAAACAGACATACAGGCCTATTGGACCAACAGATTCAGTGAAGGTCACAAGCTCAGCATAGCAGCTGGTGTGCGACTGCAGCCGGAAGGCAACACGGCAGCTGCGCCAGATGGCATTGCCATGCTGCGTTGGAATTTAGCGTTCTGATACCAATGATCACACACTGTGGCAGGAGATCCACAGATGATCAAGGAAAAGCCGCCCAAGAACCGTGTATACGTGCAGTGTAGCGACACAGAACGCCGCGTCAAGGGCGTGATAATCAGCAAGATAGACGCTGAGATGGAAGTAGAGCTACCTACCGGATTCGTGTTGCACATGCGCCGCAAGAACAGGCGCAGCCCATTCGTCATGCGCATGGGTCAGCTAGAATTCTACAGTGACGGTAAAGAAATAGCCTAACTGGCTATGGTGAATCCAGTGAAAGTGAAACTGGTCCAGCCCTTGCTGCTGTAAACAAACACGTTACCTGTGCTTTCTATGCATAGGTCCTGCCACTGCGCCATCTGACCTGGTGGCACTATGGTATCATAGGCTATGTAGCTCTCTGGCGCTGGCAGTGCATCTGGTGATATGGCTATGCGCACGTAATCACTGTCTCGACCAAAGTCCAGCTTGATGTTACCGTTGTTGACCTCGGGATTGCCCTGATTTACCAGCAGTATCTGGCCCTGTACGCCACTGTTGCTGCCACCCGGTGCTGTGTACATCAGCTGTGTTTGGCCAGCGTCAGGCTTGATCTCTGCGAATATCTGATAGGTCATAACGTATTTACGCCGTGTTAGAGCAGATCCGATTTGACCAGATTGTGCGTGAACGCAAATGTACCCAGATGGCTGAGCTGCCTGCTGAGGCTGTTGTCTATCCAAACACTATGACCCAGCTCGCGAGCCCTGAGGCAAAAGAAGAAATCCTCGCCCATGTGGTCCTGGTATGCTTCTTGCCAGACCACTTGGAATCGAGGTTTGCGCATGCTGCGAACCAGATCAGTGGTTACCATCATGCAGCCCATGCCCACGGCTTCTACTTCAATGAGATCCGTGCCCAGTTCAGCATCGTTGACCACATAGCTGGTCCAGTCATGCAGCTTCTCATAGGCCACAGTCTTGTGCGGATATTGCCGCGTCACGTAGTTGCCAGCTACCAAGCTCTTGTCATGGGCCAACAGCTGCTGTATGGTATCAGCTGGAAACATCATGTCGCTGTCCAGCCACAGTATGTGCGTGCTGCCAGCATCCAGTGCCATCTCTGCCAACTGATCTCGCTGATTGACTATGAGAGTCCCTAGGCTGAAATGCGGGACCACATCTAGGCCTATGCCTGCACAGTGCTGCACCAGCTTGGCTAGATCAAAGGCAAATGCGCTGTGCAGTTGATCTCTGCAGGGCACACAGATGCTGACTTTGATCGCCGCAGACTTGCTGAGAGCGTGTTTCATCATACCAACCATGGCTGATCACTTCCGTTTGGTCTTGGCTGCCTTGGCTGTTTCTTGAGTTATGTCCACAGTGTCACTGCTGGGCATGCTTTCGGGCATGCTGGGATAGAGGCTGCTTTCTACCTGTTCAGCTGTGCGCTTGAGGAACGTGGCAAATTGGTTGGTGATCATCACGCTCTTCTTGTAGTCGCTCAGCGGCAACAAGCTGAGCTGCAGCATGCTGTCTCGGCTGGCCTTGACGTCTGCCAGCAGTTCAACACCCACGACGCGTCCCAGATATTCGCTCCAGTGATCGCTCTCGCTGCTTTCAAACCCCTTGGCAGCATCTTCAAATTCCCGCGGATCGTAGGTATCGATCCATGCATCTATCTGCGCAAGCTTTTGTGCAAATTCGCTGCGTGTACGGCGATAGCCGCTGACGTCTGCTGCAGTTATGGGGGCTTGTATGGCACGCTCTACTTCGTCTACAACCAGAGTGAGACGATAGTTGGCTAGTGCTATCTCAGCATCCAGCTTGGTGATCGAGTCGGTCAGCTGTTCTTTCTGTGACAGCACGTAGCGTACCTGCCTGTGCCAGCTGCCCTGTGCTTCGATCTCGAAATTGCGGAATTCGTAGTCGCTGCGGCTGGGAATCCTGTCCAACAGCTCTCGAACTTGTGTGATATCCATGCCTGCCTCCAATGTGTGCTGATGTAATTTAAACCTGGTCTGACATCAAAGTCAAATAATATCAGACGTAGTTGAATGGACCAGATCTACCACCAAATGTTGCGCTCAGAGGTGTGATCTGTCCAGCTGTACGCAGACCGCTCTTGGTCACACCCAGCATGGCATTCAAGCTCACGTTTGTGCCAGCAGGTGGACGTGCGCCTGCGGTATATGCCGCCCAGACACCGCCCATGGCTATAGCAGTACCTGTGGCTGGGATTGGTGTTACCATGCTGAATCTCCGTGAACCATATTATATGAATCTGCGATAGTAATGAGCAATTTAATCTGCATCATGCCACCAGCTGTATCAGAGACAGGGTCACTGTCAGTGCAGTGACATTGGCTGTGTTGTTGGTAACGGCCAGCTGTATGTTATTGTCTGGCACTGTTTCGCTGCTGTAACCTATAGCTCCTGGTGATATCAGCTGTGTTATCGCACCTGCTGAGACTATCTCGGTGATCACACCAGATCCCGGCGTGGGATCAGTGCCCTGAGTCCTGCTGCTGTCTGCTGTGCGAGCTGCGATGCTGGTATACACCCTGATCCAACTGGCGTCTGTGGTATCTATGGCCAGCAGTGCATAGCCCTTGAATCCTGTCGCGGTCACGTTGTCTGTGGCTCCAGCGGCAAGGCTGCTGGTTGTAACTGCTGCTGTGGTAATGCTGGCTAAACCAGATCCGGTAGGGCCAGTAGGACCTACGGGACCACCACTTGGGCCAGTTGGGCCAGTGACCGTGCTGTCTGCACCGCTGGGACCAGTAGGACCTGTATAACCAGTGGGACCAGTGTGGCCAGTTGGCCCGCCGCTGGGTCCAGTTACACCAGTAGGCCCAGTCCAACCTCGTGAACCAGTGGGGCCAACTTCACCGCGAGGACCAGTAGCGCCAGTGT